TGATCCCGTGGGAGGTGGTCGATGGCGATGGCTTCGTGTTCGCCATGGCCATGCTGCGCCGGGCCATCATCGTCGGCTGCGCCATGATGGCCATCGGCCTGGGGGCCTGACATGCGCATCCAACGCTCTGCCACCCGCTGGGCGCTGGTGGTCTGCGCCGCGCTGCTGTCGCTGGCCATGCTGCCGCTGCTGGCCCATGCCCAGGACGTTCCCCGCGCCGCGATCAAGCACCGGGCCGACCTGACCCGCGCCGCCCATGCCGCCTGGGGCCTGGATGCCCCGGTCGCGGCCTTCGCTGCCCAAATCCACCAGGAAAGCGGCTGGAACCCCGAGGCAGTCTCCCGCGTCGGTGCCGTCGGCATGGCGCAGTTCATGCCCGCCACGGCGCGGTGGTGGTGCGAGGCCAACGGGCTGGGCGCTGCCGAGTGCCAGCCGACCAACCCGACATGGGCCATGCGGGCGCTGGTGGGCTACGACCGCTGGCTGTTTGACCGGGTGCGCGGCCCTTCCGAGTTCGACCGCCTATGGGCCGCCCTGCGGGCCTACAACGGCGGGCTGGGCCACTGGCAGCAGGAGGCCGCCACAGTACACCCGGCGCTGGATCGGCAGGCGGTGGACAGCGCCTGCGGCAAGGCCCGTCGTCACCCCAGCTTCTGCCCGGAAAACCTGGGCTATCCCCGACGCATCCTGACTCTGTTGCAGCCCCGCTATCTGGCCTGGGGCCGTGGGGTATCGGCATGAAGCTACCCATCATCCCGCCGTGGGCCAAGGTGCTGGGCGCTGTGCTTCTGGTGGCCGCCGTAGTGGCCGCGATCTACGCCTACGGACAGCAGCAGTTCGGGCTGGGCGAGAAGGCCGAGCGGACGGCATGGCTGGCCCGCGAAAACACCGCCCTGACCAAGGCCAATGCCCGCATCAAGGAACTGGAAGACCAGGCCCGTGCCAAGGAGCGCGAGCACGCCCAGGACATGGCCGCCGCATCGGCCAAATACCAAAAGGATTTGAAGCATGAGAAAGCTGCAAAGGACCGTGCTGTTGCTGATCTGCGCTCTGGCGCTCTGCGCCTGCGCATCCCCGTTACCTGCCCCGAGGGAGCCGGTGGAAGTGGAACCGCCGCGCCTGGCTCCAGCACCGTCGGACGTGATGGTGAAGCGCGAGCCGAACTTTCTGTCCAGGCTTCTGAATTTCTTGTCGGACTCGCCAGCGAAGCCGACGAAGTAGTCCATCAACTGACTGCCTGCCAGGCGGTCGTCATTGCAGATCGAAAACAACAAGGGGAGCAGTAATGGCTCAAGACGAAAGCGACCGCCGCGACAATTCTCAGATCATGCACAGCATCGGCCAGCTGACCGGCGCTGTGCAGGCGATGCACCAGGGCCTGACGGCCCGGATCGAGGACATCAAGTCCGATATCCGCCGCATGGAGTTGGCGCAGTCCGAGCGCATGGACCGTATCGAAGACAGCCTGGGCCAGCGTATCGACAACCTGGAAACCAGCGTCGGCAAGCGCATCGACAGCCTGGGCACCCGCGTCAGCAACCTGGAAGCCGAAGACAAGCGCCTGATCGAAAAGACGGCCAAGCTGTCGGCGCTCGGCGGCGGTGTCGGTGGTGCGCTGGCTGCTGCTGCGGTCGAACTCATCAAGCGGATGTGACCGATGGCCCATTCTCAGGAAACCCGCGACAAGGTACGGCAGCTGTATATCGAGGGCATGCCCTTGAACGGCGCTGCCGTCACTTGTGGGGTCAGCTACGACACGGCGCGGGACTGGAAGGCCAAGGCACAGTCCAGGGGCGACGACTGGGATACGGCACGCGCCGCCTATCGCATCAGCGAACAGGGCATGGATGACCTGAACAAGCAGCTGGTGGAAGATTTCGCCCGCCAGGTCATCACCACCACCCGCGAACTGGAGGAAGCGAAGATTCCCGCCGCCGACAAAGCGACGTTGCTGGCGCAGCTGGCCGATGCCTACGCCAAGTTCAGCAAGTCGTTCGCACGGCTCAATCCGCAGTTCTCCGGCCTCTCGGTGGCGCTGGATACGCTCAAGACCATCGCCGACCATCTACGCCTGCACGATCCCGCCGCTTTGAAGGCGCTGCAACCGCACTTTGAAGAGGTCGGGGCCACCCTGGGGAAGCGCTATGGCGGGTAACGACCGGGCGATCAAGGAAGTCCGCAACTGGCGAGAGTTTGAGGACGAACTGGCCAAGCTGGGCGAGGAAATCCGCAACACCATCGAACTGGAATGCGAGGCTTTCGACACCGACCCGGCGGCCAGCAAGGCGCGGCGGGAACGCGCCTGGCATGACTACGAGTTCTTCTGCCGTACCTACTTCCCGCACTACGTCCCGACCGCCTTTTTCTCGCTGTTCCAGCAGTTCATCTTCAAGCGCCTGCCGGAGGTCATCGACGGCCACACGGATGGCCGCGAAGTGCATCAAGCCCCACGGGGTGAGGCCAAATCGACCTACGAGACCCAGCTGGGCAGCTTGTGGTGCATCGTCACGGGCCGCAAGCACATGATCGGCATCATCATGAACACCGAGGAACAGGCCGCCGAAATGCTGGAGAGCATCAAGGCGGAACTGGACACCAACCCGCGCCTGGCGATGGACTTCCCGGAGGCTTGCGGGCGCGGTCGGGTGTGGCAGGCGACGACGATTGTCACGGCCAACAATCGCAAGGTGCGGATCGGCGGCACGGGCAAGAAAATCCGGGGCATGAAGCACGGCCCACACCGGCCCGACCTGATCTTCCTGGACGACCTTGAAAACGACGACAACGTGCGGGACAAGGGCCAGCGCGACAAGGTGCAGGACTTCGTGCTGAAAGCTGTCCTCGGCCTTGCCGGGCCTGCCGGTGGCATGGACGTATTCTGGCCCGGCACCAGCCTGCACTACGACGCCGCGATCAACCGCGTATCACGCAAGCCTGGCTGGCGGCGCAAGGTCTTCAAGTCGATCATGCAATGGCCTGACCGCATGGACCTGTGGGATAAGTGGGAAGGTATCTACACCGCCGGGGCCGATGACGAAGAGGCCAAGGAAGCCGCCGAAGCCGAGGCACTTGCCTTCTACCAGGCGAACAAAGAGGCCATGAACGCCGGGGCCGTGGTGTCCTGGCCGGATGTGCGCCCGCTGTACCGCCTGATGTGCATGCGGGCGACCGACCACGATGCCTTTAACCAGGAACAGCAGAACGAGGCGGGCAACGATGACACGGCCCCGTTCAAGACCCTGCAATTCTGGGTGGATCGGCGGAACGACTGGCTCTTCTTCGGAGCTATCGACCCGTCCCTGGGCAAGCAGAACAAGAAGCGCGACCCGTCGGCCATCCTGGTCGGCGGCCTGAACCGCAACACGATGGTGCTGGACGTGGTGGAGGCGGACATCTGCCGCCGGGTTCCCGACCTCATCATCAGCCGCGCCATCGACCTACAGGCCGAATACCAGTGCCTGGCCTGGGGCGTGGAGACGGTGCAGTTCCAGGAGTTCATGTACACCGAACTGCTCAAGCGGGCCGCCCTGCTGGGCATCGCCTTCCCCGGCATTCCGATGCCCGAAAACGTGGAAAAGGACTTGCGGATCATCTCCCTGCAACCCCACGTGGCCAACGGGAAGATTCGCACCCACCGCTCCCACGGGGTACTGAATGAGCAGCTGAAGTTCTGGCCGGAAGCCGACCATGACGACGGCCCGGACGCCCTGGAAAAGCTCTGGAAGCTCGCCACCCAGTTCGCGGGCGAATGGCAATACACGTCGGCGGCGGCATCACGCCGAGACCGCCGCAGCACCAGCCGCGCCAGCGGCCATTCTGACGATTGGGACGATGATGATTAAAGAGATCAAGGCCGCACTGGCCAAGGTGGCCCGTTCCGGGCTGGACAAGTTGCAGGCCGGTGCCCGCTCCACCCAAGGCAATGCCCTCAACTACGCCTCGGTGAACACCCTGGACCCATCGCGGCTGGCCAGCGCCTTCGCTTCCGCCGACCAAGGCTTCATCACCGACCAGGCGACCCTCTTTGAGCTGGTCGAAGAGCAAGACCCGCACATCTTCGCCGAACTGGCGAAGCGCCGCCGGGCGGTGACCGGCCTCGGTTGGCAGCTGCACCCGCCCAAGGATGCCAGCCAGGCCGAAATCGACCGCACCGAGGAACTGGCGGACATGCTGCGCAACATCCCGCGCTTCGAGGATGCCCAATACGACCTCACCGACGCCATCGGCAAGGGCTTCGCCGCCCTGGAGATCGAGTGGAAGACGGGAAGCTCCTGGCTGCCGCAGGCGCTCCACTGGGTGCCGCAGCGGATGTTCCAGGTGGATCGGGACACCGGGGCCATCCAGTTCCTCAAGATGGGGCTTCCGGAGGCCCTGCGCGAATGGGGCTGGGTGGTTCATGAGCACCGGGCGAAGTCCGGCTACATCGAACAGGCCGCGCTGTTCCGTGTGCTGGCCTGGACGTATGCCTACAAGGCTTACAACGTCCGCGACATGCAGCGCTTCCTGGAGGTGTACGGCCTGCCGTTGCGCCTGGGCAAGTATCCGGCAGGCATCGCACCCAAGCAGCGCGACGAACTGCTGAAAGCCGTGCGCAACATCGGCAACGACGGCGCGGGCGTGGTCCCCAGCACCATGTCCATCGACTTCATCCAGGCAACGAAGACCGGCACGGTCGATGACTTCCTGAACGCGGTCGGCTACTGGGAGCGCAAGCAGTCCATGGCGATCCTGGGCGGGACGCTGACCAGCCAGGCCGACGGCAAGACCAGCACCAACGCCCTGGGCGCGATCCATGACAAGGTTCGGCGCGAAATCATGCTGCACGATGTCCGCCAGATCGAACCGACCATGAACGGTCAGGTAGTGCGCCCGGTGGCGCTCATCAACGGCATGTTCCCGGCGGATCGGCTGCCGACCTTCGGCTACCAGACCGAAGAAACGGTCGATCAGGCCAAGATGGTGGATGTCCTGGTCAAGGCCGCCGACGTTGGCATGGAGATCGACGTGGAGTGGGCGCACCAGACCATGCAGATTCCCCGCGCCGCCAAGGGAGCCAAGCTATTGGTGGCATCTGGAAAGCCGACCGCCTCACCCGCCGACGCCGCCCTGGTGCGCCTGGCGGCGCTGGCCAAGGTTGGAGATCAGGACATCACCGGACCCTACGCCGCCCAGCTGGCCGCCCTGTGCGCTCCGCATGAGCAGGCCCTCATTCAACAGATTTCCGCCATCGTTGCCGAGGCGGGCGACTTCGACGAAGCCCTGGCAGGGATCGAAGCCTTGAAGGCGAACAACCCGAAATGGGCGGAAGCCATGGCGCTGGGCATGGCAGCGGCGAACCTGGCCGGTCGGTCAGACATCGGAAGGGGGTAATGATGGGAATGACGGAATACCTGGCAGGGCTTGATCGGGACCAACTGGCGCATCTGATGAGTCTGGCCAGCGAGCGCATTGCAGCTATCGACCATGAAGAAAAAAAGGTGGTCTGGTCCATGGAGGACCGCGATATCCGCTATGCCTTCTTCGGTGATGATGAGTATGTGAAGGGCGCTGCTGCTCTGCTGGAAAAGGCAAAAGAACTTGCCGCCAAGCCAAACTTGAAACCCAGGGATAAGGCACTGCACCTGGTGCCGATTTTCGTCCCGGCGTCCGAGTACGCCAGCTACCTGGAGAGCTAGGACATGGGACTTGATTGGTTCGCAGTTTGGATTGGCCGCGTCGTTATGGTGGCGGGCGGGCTTGCAGTTGCGACGTGCCTATTCTGGCTGGCAGCTGAGTACGCTTGGCGGGTCATGGGGTATGCCCGTAACTTCAAGGATGTTGATGAGGCATGCCGTGAGTGGAGAAAGCGGCATCCTGAGAAATACGCCATCTGGAAGCGTCGCAACGGGGTGGAATGACAATGGCCGCGTCCCCTGAGCAGCTTCCATTCTCCGAAGCAATCGACTTCTTTAAGCAGAAAATCCGCCTGCCTTCCTCGGGCTGGACGGATATCTGGCAGGAGCAGCACAGCCACGGCTTCGTGGTGGCCGGGGCGGCCCACGATGCCCTGGTGGAAGACTTCTACAACGCCATCCGCCAGGCCAAGGAATCAGGCACCGGCTACCCGGCCTTCCGCAAGCAGTTCGATGAGATCGTGGCCAAGCACGGATGGGCCTACAACGGCTCTCCCGGCTGGCGCAGCAAGGTCATCTACGACACCAACGTCACCCAAGCGTACAACGCTGGCCGCTACCAGCAGATGATGGCCGTCAAGCACCTCCGTCCCTACTGGCGCTACCGCCACACCAGCTTTGAGCATCCGCGCCTTGAGCACAAGGCATGGAACGGCCTGATCCTGCCCGCTGATGACCCTTGGTGGAACACCCACATGCCGCAGAACGGCTGGGGCTGCAAGTGCAAGGTGGATTCCCTATCGCGCCTTGAGGCCAGCCGCGAATGGGAGAAGAACGGAAAGACCGGCCCCGACGAAGCGCCGCCCATCGAATGGGAAGAACACGTGGTGGGCAAGAACGGTAGCGCTCCGCGTACCGTGCGCACTCCGAAGGGCATCGACCCAGGCTTTGCCTACAACCCCGGCAAGGCGTGGCTGGAACCGCAGACGGTGCCGCCCCTGCAAGGCTACGACGCGGTGCTGAAAGAGCGCGGGACGCCATGGCCGACAGGCTTCACCCCGCCGCCGATGCCCAAGCCGACCGTGGTGCCGAAAAGTGCGCTGCTGCCGCCGAAGACGGCCCCCGAAGTGGCCGTGGCGGACTTCCTGGATGTCTTCGGAGCCACCATGGACGAAGGCGCGGCCTTCACTGATGCCGCAGGCAGTACGCTGGCCATCACAAAGGCACTTTTCCAGGACGGCGCGGGGGAATTTAAGTGGCTGTCGAAGCCCGGTAAGGCCGCCCGCCTGGAATACATCAATTTGCTGGCCATGACGGTGATTGAGCCGGACGAAATCTGGTGGGTCTGGGTGAAAGACCACGGCGAGAAGGGGCGGTGGCGTCTCAAGCGCCGCTACTTGCGGGCCTTCGAGGTGGAAGGGACTGACGAATTCGGCGTGGCGGTCTTCGAGTGGGGGAAAACCGGCTGGACTGGCTCCACCGCCTTCATGGGAACTCAGAAAACCGAGGCCGCCCGCGAGGCGTACTTTGATAAACAACGGGCAGGCAGGCTGGTATTCAGCAAATAAAAAACGCGGCCTTTTCAGGGGCCGCGTTAGTTGTGGCTCGGATACTGTGCAGTAGCGCCGAAGCGCAGTCTGACCTAACCACGGACACAGCATATGCAATTCACCATCGAATTTCAAGCCGACCACCTTGCCAGAGCCATGGAAGCCGTCCGCCTCGAAATCGCCACGCCCCAGCAGATGCTGGGCAGCCTGGGCGAATCGCTGCTGCGGGTAAATCAGGAACGCCATGACCAGGGCCTGGCCCCGGACGGTACGAAGTGGAAGGAAGCGTCGCCGATGACTATCGGTTCGGCGGTCTGGAAGTCCCAGGACGATTCCTTCCGCAAGAATGGCCAGATGAGCCTGGCCACGGCCAAGAAGGTGCAGGAGAAAAAGCGCCGAATCCTCTACGACCACGGCGACATGCTGGGGAGCTTCAATTACCAGGTGCAGGGGACCGAGTTGAAACTCGGGTTCAGCGATCAGAAGGCGGTGTGGCATCACTTCGGCACCGGCACCTACGGCCCCAAGGGTGCCGCCTACACCATCACGCCGAAGAAGGCCAAGGCGCTGGCGTTCGGTGGTCTGTTCAGGAAGCGGGTGACCCATCCCGGCATTCCGGCCCGCCAGCTGGTCGGTTTTCCTTCCTCTGACCAGCGCCTGGTGGCCGACGTTATTGAAGACCACCTGACGGCTGTATTAAATCGGGTTCGATGAACGATTAAACGGTATTCAAACTGGGGTAATTTCCGTATCGCTCTACGCTATTTCCCGCAGTTTCCACCAAAATTTCCCGTACTTTTTCCCCGCAGCCGTCCAGAAATCAGAGTTTTAGTGTTTTGAGCCACTTTCCAGTAACGGCGGGCTTTTTGGGCCAATTTTTCCGCCGTTCACCTGTCCGGTTTCTCCCCCCTCCCTACTGCAGCGCAACCGATCGTCGAT